AGATCATTACTTCAATGGCACGTTGAGCAGATGCTTGAGGTGTGCGATGAGGTTCGTGTAGCAACAAGACCCGAATGGGTTCCTATTGTTCAAAATATGGATATGAATATTAAACTAATTGTTCGTGAGCCATCTACCATGTCAGACGCAATTAAATTTATGGTCGGTGACTACAACGATACAGTTTTTGTAGGAATGCCAGACACTTATATTTTAAATGCTCCAACAAATATATACAAAGAAATGTTAAAAGAAACAACAGCGGATTTAGTTCTTGGAGTATGGGAATGCGGAGAAGATTTAAAAGGTCGTGTTGGTCAAGTGTTAGTATCAAATGGTAAAGTACTTGGTTCAGAAGATAAGGTAGACGACTGTAATTATCCAGATATGTGGGGGACTATGCTATTTAGAAAGAATATGATAAGATACATAGATCCTAAGCTAGACCATCCAGGAAAACAAATAAAAGAATGGATTGAAGAAAGTTCTAATATTAGGGCGGTAAGACCAGGCGGACGATATATGGATATCGGTACACTAAGAGGACTGAAACAGTTATATAAAGAAATGGATGCATAATGTTAAAGCCAGTATTTGAAGATGTAACAAACTTTAATTGCAGTGACTTGTATTTAAGATCTGTTGGTGCACCAGCAGGTAATAAGATTTGGGGAACCTGCCATGAAATTGCTCACATGCTTATTGAAAAAAATATATCCTATGGCAACTCTGCCCTTGAGCCAGCAAGAATATTTTCGACGGCGGATTCAGCAGAACAATTAAAAGTTCGTATAGATGATAAACTAAATAGAGTAAAGAATAACCAAGGATTTGCTGGAGATAACGATATAGATGACCTTATAGGGTATTTAGTTCTATATAAAATAGCTAAATCTAGTTGATTTTTTAGTCGACTAAGAGTATACTCTAATATATGTCCGAAATTGAATTAGCCGATCACTTTGATCGCATGAACGTGGTAGTCTCAGAACTGCTTAAGGGAAACAACCCTACCCAAATTGCAACCGTCACAGGCTTTAAGAGAGCCGAAGTTGTCGAGTTGATAGATGAGTGGAAGAGCGTTGTACACAACGACACAGCGGCTCGTGAGAGGGCTAAGGAGGCTATCTCTGGAGCAGACCAACACTACGCTATGCTAATCAAAGAGGCATGGAAAACCGTTGAAGACGCAGATCAGGCGGGACAACTAAATGTTAAATCAGGAGCACTAAAGCTTATTGCCGATATTGAAGGTAAAAGAATTGGAATGCTTCAAGAAGTAGGCTTGCTAGATAATGCTGAGTTGGCAAATCAAATCGCAGAAACAGAACGTAAGCAAGATATCCTTGTTAAAATATTAAAAGAAGTTACAGCCTCATGTCCTAAATGCAAGATGGATGTTGCAAAGCGCTTATCACAGATTACTGGAGTGGTAGAGCCTATAGAGATTATAGAGGAAGTTAGTGGATCTTAATTTTAATGATTTAATTGATATGCTGGATGGCGAAGAATTTGATGAACGCCCAGTAGATTTAAGAACATTTGTACAAAGCCCAGACTACTTGGGCCTGCCACCTCTATCTGAATATCAGTATACTCTTATTGAAAAGAGTTCACAGATTTATAAAGAGTCAACTTTAATTAAGTTGTTTGGCGAAGAAGAAGGCGTTAGAATGTTTAAGCAAACAGCCAATGAGGTTGTTGCTCAGTTAGGTAAAGGATCTGGAAAAGATTACTGCTCAACTATATCAGTTGCCTATATAGTATATTTACTATTGTGCCTTAAAGATCCAGCATCATATTACGGAAAACCTCCTGGAGACTCAATTGATATTATCAATATTGCTATTAACGCACAGCAGGCAAACAACGTATTCTTCAAAGGTTTTAGAACACGCATAGATAAATCCCCGTGGTTTGTTGGAAAGTACACGGAAAAAGCTTCTGAAATTAAATTTAATAAAAACATTACAGTACACTCAGGTCACTCAGAGCGTGAGGCATGGGAAGGATATAACGTAATCGTAGTCATTCTTGACGAAATTTCTGGCTTCAGTGTAGAAAATACAACTGGTCATGAGCAGGCAAAGACTGGAAGCCTTATCTATGAGATGTATCGTGCATCAGTAGATTCACGTTTCCCAGACTATGGCAAGGTAATACTGCTTTCTTTTCCTAGATATAAGAATGATTATATTCAGCAACGCTACGACGACGTAGTTGCAGAAAAAGAAGTTATTACTAGAACACATCATTTTAAACTAGACGATAATCTTCCAGACGGAACAGAGGGTAACGAGTTTGATATTGAGTGGGAAGAAGATCATATTCTGTCCTATAAGTATCCTAGAATGTATGCTCTTAGAAGACCAACATGGGAAATTAATCCAACAAGAAGTATCGATGATTTTAAAGTTGCGTTCTATAAAAATACTCCAGATGCACTAGGAAGATTTGCCTGCATGCCATCAGAAGCAATTGATGCATTCTTTAAATCTCGTGAAAAAATTGAAAAAGCATTTAGCAATATGTCATTAGCCGTAGATGATTTTGGAAGATTTGAAAACTGGTTTGCCCCAGATCCAGACAAAGAATACTTTCTCCATGTGGACTTAGCTCAGAAGCATGACCATTGTGCAGTTGCAATGGCTCATGTTCAAAAATGGGTAAATGTCAAAGTAACAGATACATATTCTCAGCCAGCACCCATTGTAGAAGTTGATGCAGTTAGGTATTGGACACCTACTCCAGATAAGTCTGTAGACTTTACAGAAGTTAAAGATTATATTTTGTCTCTTCGAACAAAGGGATTTAAAATTCGTGTGTGCACATTTGACCGTTGGAATTCTCACGATATGATGCAGCAATTAAAACAATACGGTATAAATACAGAGACACTGTCGGTTGCAAAGAAACATTACGACGATATGGCTATGGTTGTTGCAGAAGATAGATTGAGCGGACCTGCAATTAAATTACTTATAGATGAATTACTGCAATTAAAAATTATGAGAGATAGGGTCGATCACCCACGAAAAGGATCAAAAGACTTGGCTGATGCTGTTTGCGGTTCTGTATATAACGCAATTAGTAGAAGCAGGCCACAGAACAATGAAGAGATAGACATACATACCTACAGCTCTTTGAAGTGGGATAGAGAAAAAGAAGAAGACGAAATAGTAATGAACATGATAAGGCCACCGAGGATGCCTAAAAACTTATCAGATGTATTAGACGGAATGGAAATAGTATGAGTATATATCAAGAGAGAGCGAAAGAATGTAAGTGTTGTGGCAAGCATGTGCCTCTTCCTACAGTTTTAAAAGAATACAATGGAACCCTGCTATGTCCTACAACATTTTCTAATGTTATAGAATATAAAAGAATATGGAAGACTTCTGGCTCCAGACCAATGGGAAGTGTTAGAAAGCATTTTTCTGAATACGTTCAGCAGTTAGTAGAAACAACTATAGATAAGAATGAGGACGGAACTATAAATGAGTCTTGAAGATAAAGATGACGACGAAGTACTTGCTTACTATTTAGAAATAGGAGTTGTTAATCTAGAGGGTATGGATGAAAATGGCGAACTTATTTATTCTATTAATCAAGAAATGGCTAAGGAATATGCTCCTGAGCTATGGCAGTCCCATATTGATTATGTTGATAAATCCTTAATGAATTTATATGAGGCGGGACTTGCAGAAATTGAGTACGATGAAGATTTGCAGGCAACAATACATTTGAGTCCAGAAGGACAAAAGTTGGCTAAAGAAATGGGCATGATAGAAATAGACCCTGCTACATTTAGGGATATTCCAAACGATTAAAAATTATGATATAATTATATTAGGATGCCCATTAGGGGTCCTATAAATTAACTTATTCGCTTGAAGGAGGAATAACATGGTAAACACATTAACACTGGATCTTTTTAAGGATCCATTTTTTATTGGTTGGGATCGCCATTTCAAAGATCTCGAAAAGGTAATGCATAACTCAACAAACTATCCACCATATAATTTGGTAGAGATGGGTGAGGACACCTATATGATTGAACTTGCTTTGGCAGGATTTAAGAAAGAAGATATTTCTGTAGAGCAAGAAAAGAATGTATTAACAATTAAGGGATCATCAGAAGATGATGAGACCAAGTATATTCATAAGGGCATTGGCGCTAGATCATTTACTAGAACTTTTTCTTTGTCTGAATATATGATTGTTGCAGGCGTTACAATGGAAAATGGCGTACTTCGTGTACTAGTAATTAGGGATGTTCCTGAAGAGGCTAAGCCTAAGAAGTTTGAAATCCTAGATTCATTTACACCAGAAGAGAAGGTGCTTGCCCCTTCTTTACGTAAAAAGAAAAAAGAAATAGTATAATAGAAATCTGCACCCCGTCACTGGGGAGTCGCAGACTATTCGGGTCGCTACCCGAAGGATGGACCTGAGCAAGTCCTCAAACTGCTCTTTATTATTTAAGGAGAATCATGTTCGAGTATTATGTTAAAAAGGTTACTAAGATTGTGGACGGAGATACAATCGATGTAGAAATTGATCTTGGATTTGATATCTCATTTAGCTCAAGAGTAAGACTAGCTGGTATAGATACACCAGAAAGTAGAACTACAGATAAGATGGAAAAGGCATTAGGCCTTGAAGCAAAAGCTTATCTAAAGCGTGAAATTGAAGCTGCCAAAACTGTTGTTATCAAAACAGAAAAAATGGACTCATCAGAAAAGTACGGAAGAATTTTAGGTTGGCTGTTCCTTGATGGATCAGAAGTTTCTATGAATGAAAAAATGATTGCAGATGGACATGCCTGGGGATACTTGGGAGATACTAAGGTTAAAGACTTTAACGCCTTAGCAGAGAAGAGAAAAAAGAGCGGTAAGTAATGCCTATATACGAATACAAGTGTGAATGTTCACCAGAAAGTATTGTTGCAAAAGAAAGATCTATAACTTCTATAGAACCTAACTATTTATGTAACGAATGCGGTAAAAGATTGCAAAGACACTACGGATCATTTGGAATTAAGTTTAACGGTTCTGGCTTTTATAAAACAGATAATATTAAATAACAACATGGTATAATTAACTAAGTAAGCAAAGATATTGCATTACTTAGGAGATACTTAGTTGACTAGAAAGTTAAAGTACTTTTTAACCAGCCTTTTTGTAATTGGCTGGCTTTTCCTTTTTAGCCCTAATTTTGCTAATGCTAATGAGCCACCAGCGCCCTCAGAGCAGGTTGTTGTAAGCCCTGCACAGCAAGCAGTTAATACAGCAATTGCAACAGCAACTATAGAAGTAGCACAAGCAGTGTCAGCATCAGACACAGCCACTGCCGTAATAGCAACAGCAGTACAGGCAGTCACGGCATCTAATACAGCCGTAGCTACTGCAAACACTGCAGTAACAACAGCAGTAGCAGCAGTTGCAGAAGTTGCAAGTACATCAACAGTTGTGGAAACAGCAACAGCAGTGGTTAGTAATGTAACAAATGCAGTAACCGCAGTAACAACAGCCGTTGAAGCAATACCTGCAAATTCAACAACAGCATCTCCAGAAGTGGCAGTTGCCCAAGCAGCAGTTGAATCAGCAACTACAGTAGTAACAGCCGCAGCAGAAACAGTTGTATCATCTTCTAATACTTTGTCAGCAGCACCCCTTGCTACAGTTGAAGAGGTATCCGTAGCAGTTGCAACAGAAGCAGCACAGGCCGCAACAGCCACGACTGCAGTACAAGCAGCTCAGACAGCAATAGATACAGCCACGGCAACAGTTGCTACTGCAACTACGGCGGTAGCAGCAGTAAACCCTGCACGAACAGAGGCTCAAACACAATTAACTCAAGCAAACGTAGCAATTAATAATGCTCAAGATGCAGTAAACGCCCTTGCAGCAACTATTGGTACAACCACAAATGTTTTATCTAATGTAGATGATGCTGGTGTTAGAATGAATCTTCCATTTAATTTACAAATGGGCGG